CCTCCAGCAACTAAATACTGTTATGAGATCGAAGGTGTGGCTGGTCCAGGTACATCATACTCTGAATTTAACTGGCAAGAAGATGGTATACTTAATAAAGCAAGACTACAAGATGGAGAGACTATGGATATATGTGCTGACGATGGTACAGTACAAAATACCTTTGGTCAGGGTAATATTACTGGTGGTACTAGCTCTTGTACATCTGTTGCAGACTGTATAACATGTCACAACTACCTATTCGAGGGTGGTCCTGGTTTAAGTCTTAGTTTTATAGCATGTGATGGTGTACAATATTATCTATTCGATGTATTTAGAGCAAATGGTGGTATCGGTACACTACCTTATTGTATTGCATCGATTGTAGGTGGTAGTGCAGTACCGTTCTTAACACAAACAACAACGTGTACAATACCATAATTCAGAAATCAACTAGATTATATTTAATTATATGAGTGACAACACAGTAGAAATTAGTTTTAAGATTAACGGAGTAGAAACCGCTGTTAAATCTGTAGATGAGTTAAAGTCAGAAGTTAACAAACTAGAAGACGCAACTAAATCCGCAGAGAAACAACAGGGTTTCTTTGCTAAACGTTTTGATGACTTTAAGTCCACTCTAAAAGATGTGGGTGCGTCATTCGGTGACTTAAAAGGTGGCTTTGCCACTATGCAGAAAGGTCTAACAGGTATTGGTAAAGGATTTGGTCTAGCCGGTAAATCAGCCAATATATTTGGTAAGGTAACAGCATCAGCCATTGCAGCTACAGGTATAGGTTTAATTATTCCGCTTGTATTAACGCTCGTTAACTATTTTAAGAACTTAGAGGGCGCCGCCAAACTCTTGGATAAAGCCTTGGCTGCAGTTGGCGCTGTTATCGCTAACATCGGTGGAGCCTTGAAGAAGTTCTTTAGTGGTGACTTTAGTGGTGCGTTTAAACAACTTGCGGGTTCTGTTAGTGAAGCCACTGCTGCAGTAGATAAACTGTATGACGCTGAGAAGAGACTAAATGACATCAAAAAGCGTACCGTTATTGAGAACGCCAAGTTAAATCAAGAGATAGAGGCACAAAAGAAAGTACTAGAAGATACAACACTCACACTGGACGAACGTATTGGTGCCTTAGACAAGGTTACAGCAGCCACAAAACAATTGGCAGAGAATCAGTTAGCTGAAACACAGGCTGCGTTAGATGGCGCACAGGCACAACTAACGTTAACGAATAACTACGAAGAACGTAGAGAAAAGCAATTAGAAATTGCAGAATTACAGGCTCAGTTAATCGAACAGACTACTGCACTACAAAATATTGAGTATGATGCGGAGAGAGTAGGTAGAGAGATTAGAACACAAGCCGCTGAAGAACGTAAAGCACAAGCTGAAGAGAGACTAGAACAAGAGAAGACAGTTACTGAAGCTATTGCTGCCTTGAGAATAGAGGCAATCGAAGATGAACAAGAGAAAGCTCTAGCGCAGTTTGACGCAATGCAGGCGAAAGCAATGGAAGAACTAGAGGCTAACAAGGCTACTGCGGAGCAGAAGCTAGAAGCAGAACGTCTATTCGCAGAACAACGCCAAGCTATTATCGATGAGTATGCACTGGCAGAAAAAGAGAAGCAGGACGCAGAAGATGAAGAAGCGGAAGCAAAAAGAGAGGCAGACCTAGAAGCACTCAATGTTTATCTAGAAGCGGCACGACTTGCTAAGATTGACGATGCCCTGTTACTAGCACAAGAAGAATTACGTATAGAAGAAGAGAAAGCACTAGCAGAACTAGAGTTATTAGGTGCTACTGAAGAGCAGAAGCAACAAATACGTGAGATGTACGCTAAAAAGCGTGAGAAGCTAGAGACAGAGCACAATAAGACTAAAAAGAAACTAAACCAAGAAGAAAAAGACGCAGTACTACAAACTACTGCAGCTACATTCAATATTATTGGTCAAATGTTGGGTGAGAACTCTGCTGCTGGAAAAGCCGCAGCTGTAGCCTCAGCTACCATCAATACATATCAAGCAGCGACTAATGCATTAGCAAATACACCAGGTCCACCACCAATACCACAAATTGCAGCTGGTATTGCGATCGCATCTGGTATTATGAATGTAAAAAAGATCTTGAGTACTAAAACACCAGGACCTACAGGCGGTGCAGCCGCTGCAGCAGGTGGAGTACCTAGTGCACCATCGATACCAGCAGTAGATCCTACAGCCGCGTTAGGTGGCAATATAGAAGGTGAAACTGGCCAGAATACAGTAACACTAGGAGAACAAACCGGTTCGTCCAGCGCTAACGTGGTACGAGCATACGTGGTCTCTGATGAAATGACCAGCCAACAAGAGGCTGACAAGAAAATAAACGATTTAGCTAGATTGTAATATGAATAAAATAGTAGAATTATTAATCGATTGGGATGAAATGGACTTCAGTGAACTTGGAGTTGACATTATGTCACTTGTCTCTGAGCCAGCAATCGGTATCGCATGGCAGAAGTTTGCCGCACAAAAATTTGTAGAAGTTAAACCGGGCGAGTCTGAGGCAGATTATGTCTCAAGATGTATACCTGTATTAATCGAAGAGGGATTCGATCAGGACCAAGCTGCTGCGATCTGCTATGGTTCTTATGAAGAAATGGAATGTGAAGACTGCTTTGACCTAGATGAAGCGTGTTGGCCAGGTTACGAAGCGATCGGTACAAAGATTAAAGACGGTAGAGAGGTACCAAACTGTGTGCCTGTTGAAAATACTAAATTATCAGACGATCACTTAGACCACATTGAAGCGTTAGTTAACAGAGAAGACTTCGGTAGAACATTTGATCCTGCAACTACATCTTATGTAGATATGTCAAAAGAAACATTTGCTGATGAGGCAGAAGTTATCTCAGCTATTGGAGCGTTAAATGATCTAATCGGTGTAGAAGATAACGGTAGACCTGTTACACTTTACAGATACAGATCTGGTAGATCTCTACCGTCTGGTAGCGAATCTAGACGCTTCTGTGCTATTATGATGTCAAGAGCTAACAAATACTATACCATTGACGAAATCAATGAAATCAGTAACTTTACATTACAACCTGGTATGGGTGAAGGTGGCTCTAACTACTATGACGTCTTTAAATACAAAGGAGGCGTAAATTGTCGCCATTATTGGACTGCATATAGACAATACGAGTCTGGTGGTAGAACTGTAGTTACAGAACTAGGTAGAGCTGATGGTGACGCTGGTCAAATAGCTAATAGTGGTAACGATATGTGGAGAGCATTCAAAAAGCAACAGTTCCACTTTAGTGAAGACCAACAGATTGTAACTGCGCCAGCTATGATCCCGAATATGTTAATCCCTAGAAAAGATGGAGAGGGTAATATGTTCCACGTCTATTTTAGTCAAGATACAGTTAGAAAGATTGCTGCAAAATTCTTAGAAGAGAATAAACAACATAATACAGATATTAACCATGATGATAATGTGTCAACTGAAAATACATTACTAGAATCATGGATTGTAGAAGATCCAGAGATGGATAAATCTAAAACATTAGGTTTTAACGTACCTCCTTCTACTTGGATGGTAAGTTACAAAATCAATAACCCTGAAACCTGGAAAAAGATTAAAGAAGGAGAACTAAATGGTTTTTCTATTGCAGGTCAGTTTATCGAATCAAACACTAAATACTAATGAACGAGATCAAAGACTCAATAGCCAATGTAACTACGATCGCAGGAGCAGGAGCAGTCATGATTAACTGGAATGAGGTCCTAACAATGGCTCTACTAGTTACTGGTATTATTCTCAATATTCAGAGAATAATGGCTAAGAAGAAGAAAGAAGACTAGCCTCGTAATATCTTTCTAGTGAGTCGTTTATCTCTGTCTCACGCCATACTGTGTAAAATCTTAGACACTCTTTACTAGCTACACATTTATCGTTGACACTAATCTTTTCTTGACGGCCATTCTTATAGTAGAATGGAAAACCTAGATTAGCACGTCTACCCTTTTCATACCAATCATCGATGTTTAGAACGCCTGTGAACTGCTCTTTAGTCAGGTCAATTATTCTATCATCTTTACTATTCTGTACAAACCAGTGGCTCGTGACGCCTTCTACGCCACTAATTTCAAACGGTATTGACTTAATACACTTGAGTTCCCAGTCAGATTCATATCCACCTAGGTAATAGAATACAAATTGTGACATGACATAACATCTTGACCATGTCCAGTGAAAGTCATGTACCTCGTCAAGTTCTTCTTGTTGTGCTCTATAGTCAGTACCACATATTTTACCATCAGGCCAGATAGCAATATGTGTGGCATTTGATTTTCTAAACAGATGTCTATTACGGTAGAACAACTGTGTAATCTTTTGTTGTGTTACTATATCCATGTTATATTTATACTTCTGTCAGTATGCGAGATAGATATATTTAATACTGAGGGAATGATCCCTATAAACTTAAAAAAACCTTTTAGATTATGAACGTAAACGACGTAATTGCAAAGTTGAGAGTTATGCTTTCATCTGAAGAGGTTGTTGAAAAAGTGGAAGCTAAATTTGCAGAAGCAGAATTAGTCGACGGAACTCAGGTCTACACTGAAGGCGAATTACAAGACGGAGCAATCCTATTTGTAAGAGCTGGTGAAGGCGCTTCTGAAGACCCATTCGCACCTGCGGGAGTCCACGAAACAACTGACGGCAAGTTAATTACTGTTGGTGAAAACGGTGAAATCACTTCTATTGAAGACAAAGCTGAAGAGGCTCCTGTCGAAGCTGACGCTCATTACGATGAGAAGAAAGAAGAAGAGATTAAGATGGAAGAAGAGGAAGACATCAAAGTTGAAGTTAAAGAAAAAGACTTTGACATGGATGAATTAATCGGAGCCATTGCTGAAATCATCAAGCCACAAGGCGAGGTAATTGAAGAGCTAAAGAAAGAAGTGGAAACACTTAAAGAAAGATTCAACAAAGTAGCTGGCGAACCTGCTGCTGAACCTGTTAGAAACACGTTTTCTGAGAACAAAGTGATCAGAGACGAAATGTTCGCTAAAAGAATGGATGCATTAGCAGCCATCAGAAAATCTAAATAATTAAAAAAAACAAAGTAAAATTATGGCTTACGGATTTGACATTACTGCTTTACCAGCCTACACTGACCAGGAGTCATTGGGGTTGATTTCAAAAGTAGTTCTTAAGACAGACCTATTAGACTATGTAGACCTGAGATCAGGATTTACGTCTGGTACTGTCGCAATTAACTTAGTAGATGCAGATTTACCTGTATCTGCCCTATCTTGTGGTTGGACTTCTGATGGTGAAGTAACTTACTCACAAGTAAACGTAACGATTGAATCACTTCAATCTAAAACTGAAATGTGTGTAGAAGATCTAAGATCAGTATACCAATCAGCATTCATGAATGCAGGTACTGGAAACGACTTCATTCCATTTGAGGAAGTTATCTCTGAGTCTTACTCAGACAAATTAAGAAAGTATAACGAAGGTTTCTTAATCAACGGTTTCGGTGCAACAACTGGACTAAAAGCTCAGATCACATCTGCAAACGGTGCTAACTTACAAGGTGGTACTCCAGCAGCATGGACTGCAACTAACGCATTCGAGCAAGCATTAGACTTATATGATGCAATCGCTGAGTCTGTAAAAGACAGAGACGATTTAATCATGGTAGTTTCACCAGACGCTTACAGAGCGCTAGTGAGAAGCTTGGTAGCACAGAACTTATATCATTTTGATTCAGTTCAGTCTAACGACGTAGTTATCTTACCTGGTACAAACGTAACAGTAGTTAAATCATCTGGTTTAGTTGGTTCTGACTACAAATTTGCTGGTCCTGGTAAAATGATCTTAGCTGCAACTGGTTTAACAGATGAGCTAGATTCATTCAGATTCTTCTATGACGAAGCAGCTGACGTAATGAAGTTTAGAGCAGCTTGGAGATTAGGTGTTGGAGTAGGTGAAGTAAACGTCTTCGCTACTAACGACATGGCGTAACAAAAACCGAGCTTAGGCTCATAAAAAAAAGAAAATTAATATGGCTTGTAGTAATTTAACAGCTGGCATAGTTCAAGATTGTAACACTAACCAAGGTGGTATAGAGGTAATCTATATCGCAAACGGTCCAGTACAATCAATCACTGAATCTGCCGGTAATGTAACAGCAATCACCGTAGGTGGTTCTGCGCTAGTGCCATCGGATTTCTTTAAATTTGAAACGCCTCGTCAGACGTCTAGTCTAACTAGCACTATCACAGTATCACAAGAAGCAGGCACTGCAACTTTCGATCAACAACTTACTATGGTGTTCAACAAAATGAACACTGCAATGAGAAACCAGTTATTGTTATTAGCTGAAGCAACTAATTTAATTATTATTGCTAAAGATAACAACGGTACATTCTGGTCAGTTGGTTTAGAAAGAGGTGGTTACATGATTTCTGGAACTGCTGCTAGTGGCGTTGCGTATGCAGATGCTAACCAAATGCAAATTATTGTAGGTGGCATGGAAGCACATCCGATGTACACTGTGGACTCATCAATCGTAGAAGCATAATTCTAACGATTGCCACTATATAGAAAGAGAAAAGGACCTTCGGGTCCTTTTTTCGTTTATATTACTGGAAGTGGTGGGCGTTTAGTTGGTCTGAGTTTTGTCTCTTTCCAGCGTAGATCACCATCGCCTAGTTTACCAGCGGTGCCTCTGACGCCATTCATAACCATCATACCAGGTGGGTATGCGCCCCAATAGTTTTCAGTGACATGAACGTCACCTTTCTGCCATTTTATATCTGGCATTATTCTAAGATCAAATGCCTCTTTGTAACAGACGTCTAATAGTTGTCTAAGTTTTTGTGGTTGCCATGGACCTGTAATACTACCATCTATATCTCTGGTATGTGGCTTCTCTAAGATACCACCATATAACCACAGTCTATATTCACCCCAATCAACTAGTTTTATACGGTCTAACCACTCGTTAAGAAAAGGATCGTCAATCCCGTATATTCTTCTAAAATCATTACATATTAACATAGTATATGTATCCATGTCAATTTTAGTGCTTTTTATATTTAACTATGTAAACAAATCGTTGAGTATGACATTATACGTTGATGAAGCACAATTAACAGTTCCGTTCTACCTGAACGAGCCTAACTTAGATACTGGCGTAGATTATCAGTTAAAGATAACTAGTCAGTGGGCTAAGACTACTATCACGTTGGATGCGACGCTCCAAACTACGAATGATAGATATAGTAAGTTCTTTGTAACGTTTCCTACTGGATTTGGTGATGAACATAAGAATGGTATTTACTACTACTCTGTAAATAAAACAATACTAGAACCATTTACGTATGGACTAGTTAAAATTATTACAGAACCAGGTGGTGGCATGGGTACTGTTACTTATGATTCTGGTACAGAAACAGAAAACAGAGAGGCGGACGTTTATTACAGACCAAACTATAGTTAACAATATGGAAAACGAAACTAATTTATATGCGATTACAGGTGGTCAATTTCAAGCAATTGAGTTACCTGCAATCAGAGAAGTAAGAGGTAAAGATTATATGGCATTCGGTGCTGACAATCTATTCCCACAGACTTTAATTGACCTTTACGATAACTCTGCAATGCATCACACATGTATTGAAGCAATCACTGAAGGTATACTAGGTGAAGGCCTAGAGATAATCGGCAACGAGTATATCAATACTAAAGGCGAAACTATCGATGAAATATTTGAAAAAATCACATTAGACTATGCGCTTTACCAAGGCTATGCACTCAATATCATCTGGAATAAAGAGCGTACTGGAATTGCTGAGATCTATCACCTACCTTTTGCAAATGTTAGATCAGGTAAGAGAGACGAAAACGATGAAGTCAATGAGTACATGTATTCATCGAATTGGGCGAACTTGCGTAAATACCCTTACGAGACTTACAAGTCGTTTGACGCAACTGACAATAAAGGAGATAGTGCTAGTCAAATTTACTATTGTTTTAATTATACTCCTGGTAATGAAGTTTATCCACTTCCTTCGTACGTTGGTGCTCTAAACGATATTAACCTAGACCACAGAATCTCAGTATTCCACAACTCTAATATCTCATCTGGTCTACAGCCTAGTATGATGATAAAGATGA